GGGGGACGATGCAATCTTAATGGCGGACAGCACGGCGGAAGCGTTCTACCGGGCGAATACGGGCGTGCTGGCGGCGGGCGCTGACTATAGTTCATCTGTGGAACGCCTCGGGCTGGACCTGGGCGCGCCGGATCGTGAAAAGGCGATCAGGCGAATCTGGCCGCGCATTGATGCGAGCGGCGCGGCGGTGTTTCGGTTGCGCCTGTACAACCAGCGCGATCCGCGCGGCGGACAGGAATTGGTCACAGACATTAACTATGTTCATCCCGGCGCAGAGGGCATAGCGGTTAATTGCAACGCGCGGTATCTGGGAATCGAAATATCGACCGAGGATGCGATTGCGTGGGATTGCTCGGGCTTCGATCTGGACTACTCGCTAAGGGGTAATTTCTAGTGCGCTATGTACCTTCCAATGTCCCGGCGACCAATGATCAGGCGCAATTGCGGCGCTGGTTGCGCGAGGAATTCGCGCGCATTGGCAGCAGCATGGCGGAAATCTACGCGGGCGGCATTGGCGGCGGCGCGGTGGATTTATCGGAGGCGGTGCAAGTCGGGTACGGCAATCAAGCGAACCTTATAAGTCAAGTAATCGGGACGCTGACGGGCACTTATCAGGCAGTCACGAGCATGATTAACGGCACCATAACGCCAAAATATGCAACGATAAATTCAGGCTCCGCACTGAGTTTCCAAAAAGAAGGCATGTGGCTAGTGTTGTCTTCGCTATCGTGTGATTTCGACGTGCACGCGACCCTTGCCCGGTCTGTATGGCATAGGTTACAGAACCGCACGACCCTGGCGGTAAAAAATGAAGTGCGAACAGCGGTGCCCGCTGGCGACAATTCGACGTATTTCACGGTGGCGTCATTGTTCGAGATAACCCCGGCGGAATTGGGTCACGTGATCGGGTTTGATGTAGCGGCGCAAAACGTGGCGCAGCAATTCACTAATTTTCGCGTGATCAGTTGCCAAGAAAATGCAATCCACGTTAGCGAGGTTTTGCCGTGATCAGGAACCCGCTACCGGACCCGGCAGCGGTGCCCGTTGTGGAAATCGCTAAAATGGATTTCTCCGCGTGGCGCTCGCCGCTGGCTTCGCATGTGGCGCTACTGGCGCAGGCGCTCGCCATGTCCGATAGGTTAGAAGACAGTCTTGGATACGCGCTAATCGCGCTCAGTGAGGGGCGCGCGGGCGCGGTGGAAATCCGGGTCAATGGCACGCTGGCGGGCCTCGCGGTGATTGAGGCGGCGACGTGCAAGAGCGGCGCCTACCTCAACGTGTGGGCGCTGTCGGGTCACGACCGGGCGACCTGGCTACCGGCGCTATTAGAATGGTTGGATCATGCGGCGGAGATCGGGGAGTTAAAGGGTGTTCGCCTGGGCGGTCGCGTGGGGTGGGAACGGCTGTTAAAAGATTCGGGCTATCGGGTGTACGGCGTTTTAATGGAGAAATTACGGCAATGAGTATCGGCGGAAGTAGTCAAAAGAGCAGCAGCAGCACGGCGCGCGATGCGTTCGACATAGGCCAACAATTCAGCATGGGCGGGAGCTATCTTGACCCGACACAGCAGGCGGGGCAGAACTGGCTAACGCAGTCGTTCCAGAACCGGAACATGCTGGACGCGGGAACCGGGCAGGGGTTTCAGCAATACCGGCAAGCTTCGGGCAATCTGTTGAATCAAGCGCAGCAGGGCGTTTCTGGCTACCTTCCCGGCTTTGCGCAGGCGGCGCAGTACGGGCAGCAGCAGCTATCACGATTCGCAACGCAGGGGAATCCGTACCTGCAAAACGCCATCGGCGCGCTAGGGCAGGATTTCGGGCAATTCTACCGGGAGCAACTGTTACCCGGTATTGGCTCGCAATATGCCCTGGCGGGGCAGCGCGGCGGCTCCCGGCAAGGTATCGCGGAGGGGTTGGCAGCGCAGCGGGTAGCGCAGGAATTCGGGCAGCAGGCGGCGGGTATGCGCCTGGGCGCCTACGGGCAGCAGCAGCAAGCCTCGCAAGCCCTGGCGGGCCTGGGGCAGTCGGGGCTGTACGCGGGCTATGGGGCGCTCGGGGACCTCGCCGGGACGCAACAGGGCACGATGGCGGGCTACCAGGGGATGAACTTTCTGCCGTTTCAGATTGGTTCAGGGGTGATCGGAGCGCCCTCCGTGCTCAATTACAACATGGGCGGCGGGTATAACCTGGGCATGGACCGCACGCGCAGCACCAGCAAGGGCAGCGGCGCCAGTATGCAGCTAGGCTTCACCTGATAGTTTTTGATGTGGCCGCGGATCTAAAATTGATAGTTAGAAACAATCGGGGGAAATGTGTATGCCGTTGCCGTTATTGATGGGCCTGGGCATGGGTTTACTAGGTGGCGGACAATACCTGTTGCATAAGATGGATCAGCGGGCCTCCGCCTCGATGCTGGATCAATTTAGGAATCAGGTGCTACCGCAAGCGGGCGATTTCGGGCAGCAGTACGGCGGGCAATACCTGGCGCTGGCGGAGGGATTAGCGAACAGTGGCGGGCTGTTGAACCGCACCAGCGATCAGGTATCGAGTCTGCTATCTGATTTCCTCGGGCAGTCGCAGCGCGCGGCGGAATTCCAGCAGGGTTACCAGCAGACACAGCAATGGAACGCGGCGCAACTGGCGCAGCGGGTCCACGAGAACGACTTAACCGTTGCCGACCGTGACCGGCGCTTTCGGCATGAAGTCGCGGTTGACAACGCGCAGCTATTCCAGAACGCGGGGCAGGCGGGCGCGATGGCGGGGTTTGCGGAAACCGAGCGGCTGCAGAATACGACCGAGCAAATGCTATCCCGGTTTCAGAATATCGATATTGGCTACCGGCAACTGCGCAGCGCGCTGGAATCGAATAACCCGCAAGATTCCACGGCGGCGGTGTTTAAGTTTATGAATACCATTGAACCGGGCGGCATGGTGCGCGATTCGGAAACCGGCATGATTCGCGGGGCGGGCGGGGTGTCGGCGCAAGTGGCCGGGTACCTCAACGAATTGCAGGGCAAAGGGTTTAGCCCTACTGTGCGGCGCGATCTCGCGGACGCGGCATTGCGCCTGTATAACCAAGAATACAAAACGGCGCAGGGACAGCGGGAGTGGATCGGGCAGCGGCTTGAACAGTACCGGCGCGCGGGCCTTGACGTGTGGGACCCGCGCGGGAGCCTGGGCATAGAGTGGGGCGGGTATCAGCCACAAACCTTTCAAGATGCGCCCGCACCAGGTGGGGCGGGGATGAACAACGCGCAGGCGGCGACGGTGCAGCAGATGATCGAACAGGGCGGGCGGCTGGAACCGGAAGGGCGAAGCCTGATGGATTACATATTGCGGAGGTAAGGCGATGCCGATAGTAAGGGACGCAGACGGGATACGCTGGCACATTGACGACCAGGGGCGGAAAGTGCCTGCAGAAGACCCTGGGGTGGCGGGTGCAACGCTGTTGGGTGCTGGCGAGAAATTTCAAGCGTTGGGCCGGGGAGTGGCGTCTACCTTTGGGGCGGACGTGGCGCCGCAAGCCTGGGACGAACAGGCACGCATGGCGGGCGTTCGGGAGCAATACCCGGTGGCGCACGCCATTGGCGGCATGTTGCCGACCTTGGCAACGGCGCGGTTCGGAGCGCCGGGATACCTGGCTAACCTGGGGATACAGGCGGGTCTGGGCGGTTTGGAAGGGGCGCTGACCTATGATCCCCGCGCCAGTGGCACGCAGCGCGCGGTAGCGGGCGCGGCGGGCGGGGTCCTGGGGGATTCCCTGGGGCGTGTCATGGGGCGCGCCTATCGCATGACCAGGGGCCTTATGGACGATATAGCGGGCCGGGGTGTCCCGGCGAACCCCGCCGCGTTCGAATGGGAGCAACTGGGCGGGCGGACCCTGGCTTACCAGCGTATGCAGCAGGGCACCAAAGCGCAACGCATGGCCGAACGGGCGATGCAGGGCGCGGAGGCGAGCATAAACCCGCCCGCGATCCTGGCGGAGACTGCCGCGCATACCTCGGGCCTGTTTCGGGAGGGCGTGGCGCGGGCGGTGGGGCTTGACCCGGTGAAGTATGAAAACCTGGGGCCTGAATTTATCGACGATGCGCTAAACCGATTCGGGGCGGAGTTTGACCGATTCGCCGGGGAGGCGGCGGGCGTTAATCCGTTCGCGCTCGATGCCGACATGGCGCGCAAGTTATCGCGCTCCCGGCAAGTGAGGGACCTGATGGACCTGGGGGAATTTCCGGGGCTTACCAGTAAGCGCCCGTCACTGTCGGGGCCTGAGTGGGTAACGGCGCGGCAAGCCCTGGCGGAGGATGCCGCCAATGCGTTCAATCGGGGCGATGGGGAATATGGGAAGCGCATACAGGGCATGGTGGATTATCTGGACGGGGCAATGCAGCGGCGCCTGGGTCCGGATCGGCTGGCGGAGTTTGCGCGCCTGCGCGAGCAATACCGGGTGTTTAAAGTGCTGGAAAAGCCCAACGTGATCAACGCGGAGGGCGCGGTAAATGTCCGCAGTCTGAACCGGGCGATGCGGGCACAAACCGCGTTCGGGCGCACCGCAACGCGCGGGGCACCCGCTGGCAACGCGGAAACCACTCAGTTAATGCAACTGGCGCGCGCGGCGGATCGACCGGAGTTTAAAGCCTTGCGGACCTCGGGCACCGCTGAAAATGTCCAGCTAGGGCAGATGGCGGAGGGTGCCGGGGAAGCGGCGAGCGCGCTGGTGGGCGGCGATCTGGTGCCCTTGGCGAGCCTCCTGGGGCGGGTCCTGGCGCCAGTGGGCGTGGGCCTGTCACAGATGGGAGGCGGGCGCTTGTTCGAGGGCGCATTCACGCCAGCGCCCGCGAGCATGGTGCAGGGTGGCGCTTACCTGGGGCGCTCGCTGTTGGACGAAAGTTTATACCCGTATGTGGGCGCAGAGGATGAACGGCGACCGCAATAAAAAAGGGTCCATCCGGACCCTTATCAAGTAAACCGCACTGAGTTACAGCAGCAGGACAACCGCACCCGCAAGAGCCAGCGTAATCGCGCTGGATTGCAGCCAACCGATTAGCCTACCTTCCCGATAGCCTTGCACGCGCGCAGCGCGGGCGCAAAGGGCGCTGTGAGTAGTGGCGGCAACCGCGCGCTGTTGCCACAAGGCGGACGCGGCGCGCGCCTCCCGGTAGCCATTTTGCAAGGTGGAAATACGGCGGTGTGCTTCGCCGGATGCCTCGCCGGGGTATGCGTCCAAGCAGCGTTCGAGCGTGACGGAGGGGATCAAACCGGGGCCGTTGTGAAATTGGTAAATCATGGTGCAGCCTCCTGGGCTATAGGTTGAGTAGCCATAAACCGAATGCGCCGACAAAAATGGTGACGCCGCAACCGAGCACGAATCCATCCGTGAAAGCGTGATCACGTAGGGCTTTTTCCTGTTCAAGTAGCGCGGTGACTTCGGCGTGCATTTCGTCGATTAATTGGTGCGTATCCATGGGTATTACTCCTGGCCGGAATCCGGCTGTAAGTGGGGTAAGTGTTTATTGATCAGTGTTGCTAACCCTTCCCGCTGCATTTTAGCGATGAATGAAGCGTGGTCGGTTACCTCGGGGTCCGGTATCCCCGGCGACGATAAAAGCGCGCCCGTCTGGTGGATGATTGTGAAGTTATATCGCTCATGATCACGCGCACTGATCCTATTGGTTGGCGGTAGGTACTGGACCCACTCGCGGGCAAATAGGTCGGCGGATTCATCCACGGTTTGCGGGGCGTCCTTACGCAGCCTCGGCATTGGACGTGCGCTCAGTGCAGAGTCTAACCAGCAGGGGGCGGGAGCGATCCCCGGTGGGCGCGGTGGTGATTAGACCGGCTTCAACCAGGGCCGCTACCGCGTGCGTTGCGGAGTGGCGGGAGAGGCCGCACCAGCGCCCTAGCTGCGCGGCGCTACAGTTAAGGCGCATGGGATCAGGACCCGCCTCGGGCGGGCGCTGGGAGGCGCGCCGCGCGAGTTTGGCGCACAGTACCAGCAGCAGCAGGCGCGCGCCGGGGGACATGCGGGTGATAGGGACGTGGTGTAATCCCCAAGCAATCAAATTATCGGGGTGCATAGTGATTTCCTCCTGGGCCAGAACATACTGGCGTATAGAAACAATACTACTGATCGAGGGTAAAAAAAAGATACTAGTACAAGAAATATACGTTCGAGGGAACAGAAAATAAGTGAAAGTCAATATCTTGACAGCGTAAATACTTATCAACGACTATAAAAAAAGACCGCGTAAGCGGGCCGCAAAATTTCCTTTTCGTATAACCGGCCTCGATGCCCGCCCTCTGATCAACCGATTGAGGCGCCCGCAAGGGCATAGCCTCCATCGGTTTAGCAGAGGGCGGGGACTGAGGCGGGCAGATAGTAGTAGATTCCCCGCGCGCGCGGGACTGAGAAACCCCGTTAAAGCCTTTCGGGGCAAGCCCGAAAGTCTAAAGCCTGGGAAACCCCTAAACCCCTCAAAAGCCGCCGCAAGCGGCGTTTCTATCAAGGCGCTCAACAACGGCGCACTGTTCCCCGGCCTTCCCTGGCTGCACTTTCAGGATTGAAAACACGGTTAATCAGGACGGGGGCGGGTGACTGGTGATAGTTACAGGCTATTGAGTAAGCGATATCGGACGTGCAAAAATCTATCGAGTGCGATAGCCCGCGCCAATTGTTCCACGTGGAACATGCTGGATAAAACTATATATATTCAGGTTTAATAGTGCGGGGCTATTGAAAATGCCAAAAATGGAGTGTAGAAGTATGACCGCTGACCTGAGCAAGCCGCGACGGGGCAGGGGGCGACCGCCCGGAAGTCGAAATCGTCGTTTTGTACTGGCAACAACGGTGCGTAAGTATTGCGAGGAACACCAATTCGACCCGGTAGCGGCGCTGCACGCGATAGCGACGTTTACGGACGTTGACCCGAAAGGGAACCCGATACTCTGGGATCAGGTGCACGTGTACAAGGCGCGCCAGTGGCTTGCGGACATGCTGCACAACAACAAGATGGGGCAGGAACTGGGGGATATTCTTGAAGGCGACGGGTCACAATACAGCCTCGAATTCATCACCAGCGAACCGGCTCATATCGCCTTACCGGGAGCGCCCGTTACAAGCGAGCCTGCGCCTGTTGTGCGATCAGAACCGATTTATGGTGCTGGTGATCCATCGCCGGTTTGGGAAAACGGTATTTGCAATCAATCGCCTGATTCAAGAAATCCTGAAGTGCCCGTATGAAGCGCCGCGCGGGCATTATTTCGCGCCAACGTTCAAGCAAGCCAAAAACATCGCGTGGGATTACCTGTTGCGGTTCACGAGTTGGATACCTGGCACGGTGCAGAATCGCACTGAGTTGTCAGTGTCGTTCCCACTGGGCCAGAAAATCATGTTGTTTGGCGCGGACAATCCGGACGCCTTTCGGGGCGCGTATTCCGATTACTCGGTTATCGATGAGGTAGCCATGATGCCGCCGCGTATCTGGGGCGAAATCGTGCGCCCTGCGCTGGCGGATCGAGAGGGCAAGGCGTTGTTTATCGGCACGCCAGCGGGTCACAACCAGTTTTTCAAACTGTACGAAAAGGCGGGCACGCTGGACGGTTGGGGCCGCGCGCTGTTACGGCACGGTGATACAGGGGTTATTGCGGATCATGAAATTAAGGCGCTTCGCGCAGAGATGGAACCTGAGGAATTTGAACAGGAATTCGAATGTAGTTTCACGGCGGCGATACGGGGCGCGTACTACGGCAAGGTGTTGGCGGAGGCGGAGCGCGCGGGGCGCGTCTGCAGCGTTCCCTATGATGATTCCCTACCTGTCACTACTGCATGGGATTTGGGGATGGCGGACGCAACGGCTATTTGGTTCTTACAGGCGACCAGGGGGGGGGAAATACGTGCTATTGACTATGAGGAATATCACGGCGCTGGCTTGCCTGAGATTGTCCGCGCGTTGCGTCAAAAGCCCTACCAGTACGGTAAGCATATCGCGCCCCATGATATACGGGTACGGGAACTGGGGACCGGCACGAGCCGCTATGAAGTCGCGGCGGGCCTGGGTATACGCTTCGATGTGGCCAGAAATCTCCCACTTATGGACGGGATCGACGCCACTCGAACATTGTTAAAGCGGTGCTGGTTTGACCGCGAGAAAGCGGGCGACGGTTTCAATCACTTGCAACAATACCGTACCGAGGAAAACCAGCGCACGGGCGTATTCAGCCTGCGCCCGTTGCATGATCACACCTCGCACGCGGCGGACGCGCTTCGCATGTACGCGGTTGAATCACGCGGCAATAGCGGCAATTGGGGCAGCGCGATTCAATACGATTTAGTTGACAATCCGGGGAGGCGACATGCGTAAACGCGCGAAATTGACCGAGGATCAAATAAAGCGCGCGGCGCTGGATGCGTTGTCGCAGTCGGACGGGTGGGACACTGACGAATTGCGCGGCGTCCAAGCGAAAGCGTTGGATTATTACTACACGCGCGCGGACGTGGCGCCGGTGATCCCTGGCCGCGCGTCGATTCAAAGCGCCGATATTGCCGACATGGTGGAAGCGGTTACCAGTCAAATAATGCCCGCGCTTGAAATGGATTTATTGGCGATGTTCGAACCGCTGGACGATGGGGACGTGGATCAGGCGCTAGTGGAAAGTCAAGCAGTGTCCTGGGTGATCATGCGGGCGAACAACGGGTATACAGAACAGCAGGCGAGCGTTAGAAACGCGCTGTTACTGCGCAACGGGATCAATCATATTTACTTGGATTCCCGCGTGAGCGTCGATACTGAAAACTATAAGGACCTCACGAACCAAGAATACGCTCACTTGAGCATGGGCGCGGTCGACGATCTGGACGCGGTAGACAATGGCTACACGGTGAGCGTGACCAGCGAGCATAGCGAGCAAAGCCCGTTGTGGTCGGTTCGGGTGGTGTCCAAGGAAACGCGGCGAAAGGTGATTGTGGAAGCGGTTGACCCTACGCTGTTTAACTGGGAATCGGGTTATGACAGCCTCGATTTACAGGGCTGCAATTTCGTCTGTGAGCGATCATACCCGCGACGTTCGGAACTACTAGAGCAAGGTTACCCGGAAAAGAAAGTGGCGCAATGCAAGCCAATGAACGGGCCTGCTAACACCGCGAACAACGCGCGCAATCCTGGCCGCGCCGCGACCAGCGCGCACGGTGCGACCAGCGCCGAGGACGTGATAGAGACTTACAAGATTTACCAGAAAATCGACGCGGACGGTGACGGGTACAGCGAGCTTAAGCGTATCTGTATCGCAGGGGATGTGCTGTTGCATGTTGAGGACGCGGATTTAATCCCCTACGCGGCGGGGACCGCGTACCTTCAACCGCACAGATTCCTTGGCCTGGGTCTATTCGATAAGTTGAAGGATATTCAGGACGCCAAAACGGATACATTGCGCCAGTGGATCGACAACCAGAAACACGCGAACAACGCGCGGGTGATTGTGGTTGACGGTGACGTGAACATTGATGATGCAATTGCGTCCCGACCTGGCGGAGTGGTGCGGGCCTCGCGCACGGATGCCGTGATACCGTTCCCCTACACGGATATAGGGCCTTCCTGTGAAAGCGCGATGAACTACCTTGACAAGGCGCGCAGCGAGCGGGGCGGGGCCTCGCTGGATATGCAGCGCGCCGAACTGCAGATTGCCGGGGATTCCGCTCACGGTGTTGAAAGGCAGATGACCGCTAAGGAACAGATGGCGGCGCACATGACCCGGAGCCTTGCGGAAACCCTGATCCGGAACACTTGGATTCTCACGCACAAGGTATTACGGCTGTCAATGCCTGATCCGTTGCAATTTCGGGTAAGCGGGAATTTTCAGAGTACGGTCCCGGCTGAGTGGCGCGAGCGTGAAACGGTTGAAGTAAAAGCGGGTATCAGCATGGCGGAGCGGTTGAAGCGGCAGGGGACGCTGGAAACCGTGATAGCGCGTCAAGATGCACTGCGGCAGATGGGCGCCTACGTCAGCCCGGAGGATGCGTATAACGCCCACTGTGACTGGTTGCGGGTGCAAGGTATCAATGACGTGGAGAGGTACTTAACTGATCCCCGGAGCGAGGAAGCGCAGCAGCACGCGCAGGCGCAGCAGCAGGCGCAGCAGCAGCAGCAAGCCTACCAGGGCGCGCTACTGCAATTGCAGCGCGATATTGAGGACCGCAAGGCGGACAACGCGGACGCTAAGGTGCTGAATGAAAACAAGGAAGCGGAGGACCGGCTAGCGTTCGAGTACTGGAAAACGCTGGTTGAAACCGAGCGCGCGGAAAATGAACAGGCGATTCAAATAGCGGGCATGTTGACGAAATCAGGAGCGAGCAACGATGAGCCGGAAGGAACAAGCGCAGGGGTTACTCGACAATGAATTACTTATTGAGCTTATCGAGGAATTCGATACGCGCGCCTATCAGCAGTGGCGGCGTGTGGAAACCACGTTAGAGGAAGCGGAGCGAATACGGGCGCGGGCGCAGGCGGCGCAAAACCTGTATTTGTACATTCGGAACAGGGCGGAGGTGATTGCAGGTGAATAGCGTAAACGGGAGCGGGAGCGATGAAGGCAAAACAGTCACGCGAGACAGCAGCGCGGCGGAGAAACGGGCGCGGGTCCGTGAGTTGCTACTGGGAGGGGTGGACCCTGGCGCAGCTACAGGCGGCGATACGGATACTAGCGCACCAGCGGCGCCGGGAAATGGCCGGGGAGCAGGTTTACCCGATGAGCCTCACACTGACGAGGATGCCGATAATGCGGGCGTGGCGGACCCTGGCGAAGCGGGAACGGCGGGCGAGGATTCGGGTGTACCTGATGTCGATACAGACCCGGACGCGGTGACCCTAAAGGCGCTGGCTGAAAGGCTTGATGTAAAGCCTGCAGACTTGTACGAGCTTGAAATTCCGATGGGTGACCGTGGCGCGGTGACCCTGGGGGAACTGAAAGATGCGTTCAAGCAGTATGGTCCGGTGAAGGAAGCGGAAACGAAATTGAACGAACAGCGCGAGGAATTCGAGCGGGCGCAGATGGTAACCCGCGCGGAATTGAACGCGCTTATGCAAGTGATCCCCGCGCCCATGCGCGAGGGTTTCATTCGGGAGGCGCAAGCGCGGAATTCCGCGTGGCAACGCGAACAGGAAACCGCGATTGTGGAAGCTATACCGGATTGGAAGGATACCGCCAAGCGGGCGGCAGACCGGGCGGAGATAGTCCGCGCGGGCGCGGAGTACGGCTTTAGCGAAGCTGAAATCACCTATACCAGCGATGCCAGAACGCTGCGAATGCTGAGAGACTTTGCAAAATTGCGCGCTGAGAATGCCGCCGCAAAGAGTATCGACGCAAAACGGAAAAACGGCGCGGCTGATGTTTCAAGCCGCAATCGCAAAAACCAGGGAGGGCGGCGCGCGCTGGCGGAAGCCTTGCGTAGGGCGAAAATACCTGGCGCAACGCAACAGACGAAAGTTGCGGCGGTGTCGGCGCTCCTTAACCAAAGGACGTAAATTGTATGGCAGCACCAGCAGACTACTGGAGTAGTGCGGACCTGAAAGGGCTGGCACATGGCGGGCTGATCAATCCCGATATTATGCAAAACATTATCGACATTCTCGATATTGATTTGCCGCTAACCTCGCGGATCGGGACGCCTGATCAAGTTGACAACAGTTACACAGAATGGGTGCAGCACACCTACGGCGCGCCAGTGTTGACGAACGCGGCTGTGGACGGGGCGGACGCTTCGGCGTACAACGCGAACCCTGGCGTGCGGGTGGGAAATCAGTGTCAAATCTCGCGGAAGGTTATCGCGGTGACAACCAGGGCGCGCAATTCGGACGTGATCGGCACCAGTGACGAGTTTGCCGAGCAATTGATGAGGCAGACCGAGCAACTGCGCCGCGACGTGGAAGCGATTAGCTTCCTTAATCAGGCGAGTGTGGCCGACAACGGCGATGCTATCGCCGGTAAAATCGGCGGGCTGAATGCCTGGCTTACCACGAACGCGGAGCGCGGCGCGTTGGGCGTTGACGGTGGTTTCGCGGCGGGCACGGTGGCGGCGGCAACACTGGGCACAGTCCGGGCGTTGTCAGAAACCGATATTCGGGACGTGTGCGAGATGATTTACAACCAGGGATTTAACCCAACGCTGTTAATGGGGCGTCCCGCGTTGATCCGCAAAATCTCCGAATATATGTTCAGCGATACCGCGAAAATCGCGGTGCAGCAGACGGAAACCGGCAAGACTGGCGCGAGCGTGGCGGTGGGAAGTGTCAAGGTGTTCATTACGGATTTTGACGTGGAATTGATGTTCACGCCAAACCGGCTGCAACCGTACATGAACCCCGGCACCAATACCAATGACAGCCTGTTTATTCTCACGCCGGAGTATCTGCGCCACGGGCACCTGCATGGCTACCGGGTGGAACCGCTGGCTAAACTGGGCCTTGCCGACCGTTCGCAAGTCGCGGTTGACTGGACGCTGAAAGTACTGGCGGAGCAGGCGCAGGGCGTTGTAGCGGATATTGACGCCACACTGGCAATGGTCGCTTAAGGGGACATGCGATGAATTCCGGCGCGCAAGGGGACGGGTCCGAGGGCGTGGACGCTCCTCCACTGCCCAATGATGAGGGCAAAACACTGGCTAACCTTCCCGGTGAATTGTTCCCTGAACCTTGCGCGCCGGTTCTTTCTGATAAAGCGGAGGATACGAACGGCGAAAAAAAATCGACGGTTCGCATGGTGCGAGTCGTCAATACCAGCAATTTCCGGAGCCTGCATTTAGGATTCGGGAAAAAGATAGGACCAGGGCAGACGGGCAAAATACCGTTGTCCGAATTCAAAAAGATCAGCGCGGGCTGTACCTGGCTTAAGCGCGCGGAGCGCGGGGACGTAATCTAATGACGCGGCGCTTCACAATCAATCACGGTAGCGGTGTAACCGGCGAATACATCATTGAAGGCGGGACCGTGCACCGCCGCGTAACCGGCGCGTTATCGCCTGCCATCATGGCGCGCAACGCGGAACTACGGCGCAATCCTGGGGCGATCCGTACAACGTCATTCGGCAAGTTAGAGCTGGATATTCCGTTGGATCATTTGCCCATGCTAGACAAGTTTTTCCCTGGCCTGGGCAAGCCTGGGCACCCGGACCACAAATATCAATTGCGGCGGTTTATGCGTTCGCCAGTGAGCGCGCCATATCGAGTGCAGGAACAAAAGAAAGGGGTGAATCGTGGGACGCATACGCTTACAACGTAAAGGCGCTGTGATGAATTTCACGGGGCCTGAATTGATGGGCCGCAAGGGCGAACCGTTCACACCGCTGGCGCTTTTCGCCAACGGGGAAAAGGGCGGTTGGTACAACGTGGCGCAGGCAGATTCGTTGTTTACTGACGTTGCCGGGACGGTATTTGCTAACGTGAACGGGCAAACGGTACTACGCTGGAACGATCTTTCCGGCAACGGGCTGCACTTGCGCACTGATTCCGCCATGCCAGCGCCGGGGAATACTGCCCCAACGATTCGATCAGTGGGCGCGCTGCCTTATCTAAGGGCGCAAAGTGCTGGCGCGGTGGTGAATAATTGCCGCATGGGAAGCGCGGCCAGCGGGGTGATTCCTCTCAAGATGCCGCTGGAAATTTGGGTAGCTTTTTTTCCTATTGAGGTGGCTGGAACCAACGTAATAGGGATAGCGGAAGTAACCATAAACAGCGCGGACGCGACTAACTATGCACTGTTGGGGCGGCGTCCGGACCTTGACAGGATTGGCCTGCGCATTCGCGGGAACGCGGCAGCGGTGGCGGAGACTGTTGCGGACGGTGCGGGCGGTGAGCTTCCCGACCTGAGTTATATGGTTATGCGCGCGGTGTATCAATCGGGCACTATGCGCGCGGAAGTAAACGGGGTGCAGACAATCGCGCCGACCGTGCACGGCTGGACAAACCAAACAATGAACGGGCAGATTATCTACGGCGGCGGCGGTAATCTTGAAAGGGTTTATGCAATGCTGGTGATTGACCGCGTGCTAACGGCGCAGGAAGCGGCGGCGCTGTATGCGTATATGGGTGAGTTGATACCGTGAGCCGCACCAGCGGGCTTTTATGGTCTGTGCTGGCGGTGTTGGGTGTGCTGGCCTGGGTGGTGGTGCTGGTGATTCTGTTGTCGGGCTGCACCAGCGCCAAGGGATTACCCGGCATTCGACCGGATGAAAGCAAGCAGGACTGTCATTGTGAAGTCACAGTAAACGGGGGGATACCATGACGCGGTTGCAATTGCGGGTATTGATGGCGGGGTATCTGCACGATAACTCGCTTGGGGCGTTTCTTGATCAGTGGATTGATACAGGCGCGCACCGCATAGGGCAAATTTTGCGGTGCAGGGAGATGGAAACCACGTTCCAGCGGGTGACGGATGCGCCCGAAAACTACATAGATTGCGGCGCGGAGTTTCAGGAAGTCTTGCGGGTTAGCACGCCTAGCGACGGGGGCGGTTCGCGTGTACTTGAAGCGGTGGGTAGCCATGACTGGTTGCATGGCGCGGCCAACGGTGGCACGCCCTGGGCGTACTATGTCGAGGGCGCGCGCATTTACCCGTTGCCGTTCGGTAATCAGGATTATTCAGCGGTGGTGCTGGCGCGCCCGGTGGTGCCGGTGGTGGACACTGACACTAACGCGGTACTAACGGCGTTCGGCTTCCTGTTCCTGAATGCGGCGCTAGTCGAGGGATTCGATTACAAGCAGGATGAAACATTAACCGTTCGCTATGAAAATAAGTGGACAGCGGAGGCGCAAGCGATCACGCGCGCCTATGAGAAAAATCGACGCGGTGAAGCGTTAGCGATGAGGGCCTGTTAAATGCCATTAGAAACATTAGTGTTGGGGATCGGGGACCTTAACCCCGGTTGGCCGTTGGGCACTGATCCCAAGAATGAGGGTGACAATCACCTGCGCAATATCAAGGCGGCGGTGCAGGGGAGTTGGCCTAACATGATCGGGCCGAATGTCGTGGACGCGGCGATTAGCGCAAACGGATTTAACGCGCTGGGCAACCGCATATTAAACGTTGCCGCGCCGCTGGCGCCTGGCGATGCGGTGAACCTGGGGCACCTCAACACCAAACTGTTGGAATTCTGGGACGGTTGGTATTTATCATTCGGGGTTATCCAGTTTGACGGGTCTATTGCCTGGGAAGGGTCCGGTGACTGGTCTGTGACCCGGTTGTCCGGTGGCGTTTATCGAATCCTGTTCGAGAAACACGCGCCAAGTACCGGGGCGCAGTTTATCGTTTGTTCTCCTGCAGCGGCGGACCCTGGCGCATTTCTGGCGTGGAGTACAGTTAGTATTTCTCAGTGCGACGTGGAAGGCGAGAATTTCAGCGGGGTTGATGCTGATGTTTCATTTAGTTTTATGCGTATGGCCTATCCGATTAACTTCCCATGAAATACACAACCGCACGCTTTCGATTAAACGGGGTCAATTCCGATATTGACCCGATTGACGTGCCTGCCGATATGTGGAGCGCGGTGCGCAATATGCTGAGTTACCCGCGCGGGATGCGGCGCGCCTCCGGCTATGAGGCGGTATTCGGTGACCCGCTTTTCCCGCCCTTGTTTGTGATGTTCACGCCGCAATTAACGGAGCCATTTTGGATATACGCGGGGCAGGACGGGATTGCGACGATCGACGCGAACGCGGTGCATACTGACGTTACCCCGGCCTCCCTGGCTTCGCCGGTTGGGCGCGATGAGTGGACGGGCGGAAACCTGAACGGGATAGCGGTACTCAATTCAATTCAGAACGAACCCTATTATTGGTTTGATGGGATGGCGCTGGCATTGCCGTTGCCGGGGCAGCGACCAGGGACGCGCTACCGCGCGATGCGCCCGTATAAATACCACTTGATCGGGATGGGCGTGATTGACGGGGCCGGGGAATACCCGGATGCGCTGCACTGGTCGGCGGCGGCGGACCCTGGCACGGTGCCCGCGACGTGGGTGCCGAATCCGACCAATGAAGCGGGAGACGCGATCCTGGCCGATGAAACGGGCGTGATTATCGACGGGCTATCGCTGCGCGATAATTTCTATGTGTACAAAACCAGCGCGGTGTATGAAATGACCTATGCAGGCGCGCCGGAGGTTATGCAGATTCGCAAGGTGTTTAGTTGCCCTGGCTTGCTATCGACCGGGTGCGTTGCCAGCGTGAAGGGCTATCACGTGTGCCTTGGCAACGGGGATATTTACCGGCACGACGGGCAGAACATCGAAAGTTTGGTGGACGGTGTACTACGTGACACTTTTTTTTCTGTCATTGATGCGGACAATTTTCGGAATAGCTTTGTGCTGTATTCGGACGCGAGCGAAGAAGTGTGGTTTTGCGTGCCCATGACTGGGAGCGAGTCACCAGACCTGGCGCTGGTCTGGTCGCCAGTAACCGGCCGGTTTGGCTGGCGGACTATCGCTAATACGGATCACGCCGGGGTGGGGCTAGTGCCGTTTGTAACGGGTGTCAGTGAAGACTGGGACGGGGACGCGGCGATCTGGGATAGCGACGTTACCCGGTGGGATTCTCTCAGTTTCTCTGTGGGGGACGATGCAATCTTAATGGCGGACAGCACGGCGGAAGCGTTCTACCGGGCGAATACGGGCGTGCTGGCGGCGGGCGCTGACTATAGTTCATCTGTGGAACGCCTCGGGCTGGACCTGGGCGCCCGTATTCGCCCGGTAGAACG